CTCAGAGTTTCGAAAAAACTGGAGTGGGGATAAATTAGACATAGTTATGGCAGATTTCCATAATTATGTGGAACCAAAAAAAGCAAAGGAAACGGCCGGAGAAACGGCAGTAGAAACAGATGGAACAGATGAATAAAAATCAAATTGAAGAAATTTGGAATACAGTTTTAGCATACCTACCAGAAAGAATGAAGGTGGACTGTGCTGTGGATTATATTAAAACACTCGTTGATTTAGATATTGATACTAGAGTAATTAAATCGGCTGGAATAGACGATGAAAAACTACAAGTGGCTATAGAAGCAGTTCTAGCTGAAGACAGCGACAGCGATGCGGGTGAAGAAGAACTTGGTTATTTCGAAGAATAATGAGCTGGTACAGACAAATAAGCAAAGACATTGGATTAATTCCAAATTGTATTCAATATTTTGAAAAAGAATTAGAAACTGCTAAACAGGAAGTTAAGATCTACGGCAACCTAGAAAAAAATAGTGCCGCATTGCCTGGCATAGTTGAACATCGTTTCAATCAACTGCAAGAAATTGAAGCTGTACTAGAATATCTTAACATCGAAAAGAGAAGACTACGAGCTCAAACATTTAGAAAATTTTTAGAAAATTATAATCGAGCATTAACTTCACGTGATGCTGACAAGTATGTCGACGGCGAAGCTGATGTTGTAGATTTTGAAAAGATTGTTAATGAGTTTGCTCTAATTAGAAATCAATGGTTAGCTATTATAAAAGGGTTAGATCAAAAACAATGGCAACTTACCAACATCGTTAAACTCAGAGTAGCGGGAATGGACGATGCGTCAATTAGATAAAAGAATCATACTCACAGATGTGGACGGTGTACTCCTCGAGTGGGAGAACCATTTTGCTAACTGGATGTTGAATCAAGGCTACCAACAAAAACCAAGTAGAGAAAAACTCTACTCTATGGATAAAAGATATAGTATATCAAAAAAGAAAAAAGAGGAGTTAATCAAAGAATTTAATAATTCAGCATGGATGAGCAATCAAGATCCTATGCCAGGCTCTCAGACTTGGGTTAAACTGTTACACGCAGAAGGATGGACATTTATTCCTATCACATCACAAACATCAGATATACCTGCACAGGAGTTAAGGAAAAGAAGGTTGAAAGAACTGTTTGGTGGCACTGTGTTTGAAAACTTTATTATTTTAGAAACCGGAGCTGACAAAGATTCTGCATTAGCAGAATTCCACGGCACAGATTTATGGTGGGTCGAAGATAAACCAGAGAATGCACTGTTAGGATTAGAATATGGGTTAAAACCGTTGATAATTAATCACAAATATAATTGCAAATTTAAACATCCAAAGATTACACGAGTAAATAATTGGAAAGAAATTCGAAATATACTTCAAAATGTTTGAAAAAGAAGAAAAATTTTTTCCTATTAAAAAAGCGCCTGCCTGTCAACTTAAATGGACTTGGTCTACAATAATCCTTACCGAAGGAACAACTAGTAGTTGCCATCGATGCTTTAAGGTTCCTCTTACAGAAGAAAACTTTGATAATTTTCACAATCTGCCACATAAAGTAAATGAAAGAGAACTTATGTTAGATGGAAAATGGCCTACAAAAGAAAATGGGGGGTCTGGACATTGTACATATTGTAAAACTATCGAAGACTCTGGCGGAACTAGCGATAGAATGCATCATCTTAAAATTCCTAATCTTGCACCAAAAGAATTAGACAATAATCCTTTAGCAACAACAGTTACTCCAAAAATTTTAGAAATATTTTTAAACAAAACCTGTAACCTTAAATGTACATATTGTAATACAAAAAATTCTACTCAATGGACTGCTGAATCTAAAAAATTTGGCCCAATATATGACACACAGGGCAAAGAATATTCTCATTTAGCTTATAGAGAAAATGTTAGTAACTATAGAAAATTATTTGAAAAATGTTTAGAATGGATTGAAAAGAACGGTCACGAGTTAAGACGATTACATTTAGCAGGTGGTGAGCCGTTTTATCAATCGGAATTACAAGAAGTGTTAGATGTTTTAAAAAAAATAAAAAATAAACATTTAGAATTCAATATCATTTCAAATTTTATGGTTAAAGAAGACAAATTTAAAAGTACAATTGAAAGAATTAAGCAATTAGTAAAAGATAAAAACATAGGAAGATTTGACCTAACCGCATCAATTGACGGGTGGGGGCCAGAAGCAGAGTATGCTCGAACAGGATTAAAGATTGATCATTTTAACCGTTTATTTGAATATGCTTGTAATGAAAAATGGATTTTTCTTAATACTAATCAAACAATTACTGCATTGACCATGAGAACTGTCCCAGAATTAATTAAGATACTCAACTCTTATAGAAAACATAGAACAATCAATCAAGAGATTGGATTTGTAACAGGTCGGCCGTTTATGTTACCAGACATATATGGAAAAGAGTTTTGGCAATCAGATATTGATAAAATTTTGTCTATAATGCCTGAAGATAATGAGAACAATCGAAGAGCTAAAATATATATGACTGGTTGTTTAAACTCCTTACCAAAAGAATCAAACCCAATTTTAATTAAAGAGTTAAAACATTTTTTAGATCAATTGGACATAAGACGTAATACAAATTGGCGTTCGGTGTTTCCGTATTTAAATATATAAGGTTATTATGAGCTTAACAGTGTACGTAGGGTGGGATCCAAGAGAAGATATATCGTATCAAGTGTGTGAACACTCTATTAAACGCAGAGATCCTAATGCAGAAGTACTCCCGCTAAAACAGAAAGATATGCGAGCAAGCGGAATGTACCGCAGAGATATAGACAAACAAGCCACTACAGAATTTACGTTTACTCGTTTTTTTGTGCCGTATCTAAATGATTACAAAGGTTGGGCAGTGTTCTGTGACTGTGATTTTGTTTGGAAAATTCCTACAACAGAGTTAGAACAATACTGCGATGATTCTAAAGCCGTGGTATGTGTCCAACACGACTATACTCCTAAAGAAGGAGATATTAAAATGGACGGGCAGGTGCAAACTGTGTATCCAAGAAAAAATTGGTCATCGATGGTACTATGGAATTGTGCTCATCCTAAAAATAAAATACTCACACCTGAATTATTAAACAAAGAAACTCCGCAATTCCTACACAGATTTGGTTGGTTAGAAGATGAGGATATAGGATCTTTACCGCACGAATACAATTGGTTAGTGGGTTGGTACCAAGAACCTCAAGACGGTGTGCCTAAAATTCTACACTACACAGAAGGTGGTCCGTGGTTTGATGGTTATCGTGATTGCGAGTATGCTGATGTGTGGAAAAAAGAAGTTATTAATCTTTTTAGTTCTTAATTTTTCAATATAGTAATTTAATCAAATCAACTTTGATATACAAATATTTCTTCGTTGACTATTTTAGCTACTCTTTTGTATCCAATAGCTTCAATTTTTTTTCTAAAATCTTTTTTATTTGTTTGAAAATTTTTAAGATTGTTGTTTTTCATTTCAAGTTGTAAAATTGGTCTATGTTTGTGCAGGGTGTTTACAGCACCTTCCAACGCTTTTCCTTCCATTCCTTCACAATCTAATTTAATATAATCAATATCTTTAAAATCTAATTCATCTATACAAACACACTCACATTCAATATTTCCTTCCAATGTTGCGAATGTAGCTCCTGTATTGGATGGATCATAGAGAAAAGTGGTAGTGCCTGTGCGGTTAGACAATGCAGTATTGTATAAAGTACAATTTTTAGCAGTGATATTCTTCTTAAAACAATCATTCAACTCTTTAATTGGTTCAAATGCATACACCCAATTAAAATGTTTAACAAGATCAATGCTCCACGTGCCAATGTGGGCACCACCATCTATACAATTTCTAAATTTACAACCATATGATGTTAATATTGAGAATACCTGTTCACGTGTGTTTTTTTGATACTCTTGCTCTTTAAGCAAAGAGTGAAATGCATCTGTTGTTGAGGGTAAATGCCAATCAGTCATCTCTAAATTTATTTCTTTTAAAATACACCCGTGTCTTTCATTATGCCCACAGCCGTGCCATTCCTATATTCTTCCGGAGTGAACTGCTGATAGGCTAGACTGTTCAACCAACGAGAGGGATCTGTGTAGAATGGATTCTCTATCTCTGACAGGTCCGTGGATCCCATAACCTTAGCAAAACTTTTGTAATGACAGAAAACAGGCACTCCGTTCACTGCGGCTTCCACAGCACTGATAGAGCAACTGGTAACACACGCCCAAGCATTTTCTAAATCCTCTTCTATGGATATATTTGCTACTGACGGGCCTGACGTGCCGTTGCCTCTGGGTTTTTTCCTTATGCGTATTGGCCTGTCTGTGTGTCTTTCTACATCTGCT